TGAAATGCCAGCAGTTCCCCATTCGGGTGCTGTAGCGCCACTATTCATAACCAATGCCTGACCAGCCGTACCTTTGGCTAACCGCACAACATCTGTACCGTTATAGTACATCGTATCGCCTTGAGTAGTTGTAGGAGCCAGCGCATCAAACGCTGCTGTCGCTGTAGTCTGTCCTGTACCGCCATTGGCAATTGCCACAGTGCCAGTCAAACCAGATGCTGGGATAACGCTGGATGCAACCTTAACAAAGTCTGTGCCGTTCCACGCTGCAAGGCACTTTTCACCAGAGACAATCGTTACTCCAGTTGTAGGGCCAACACCGCGCAAAACAACAGAGCCTGTACCAGCGTTAATGACAGCGTAGGCTTTACTCTGCGCTGGGGCTGTGATGTTACGGGTTGTAGCGCCGTTGCTGGCCGTCCAGAGCAGGATTGCTTGACGGGCTTGGTTGGCCGCAAGTGTTGTGGTTGTCAGTGTGACATCTGCGTTAGTACTGAGAGTTGTTGTACCGGCAACTGCACTGTCGAGGAGTTCAGTAATAGCGGTATTGACGGTATCGCCCCAAGTACCAGACAACTCTCCGGTAACTGGAAGGGCAAGACCCAATAGTGACGTTGCTTGCGTAGTCATTTAAAACTCCTATGTTGGAATATCTGTCCATCCGGGGTTTTGGATAGTTGACACATCACCCCAGTTTGCTGTTTGTGTGTCGTTAATCACTGTCCACCCCCGAATCAATACAGTTCCAATTGCTCCAGTACCTTGTACTCCCACTGGGATTACTCTGTCGCTTACTTTAACTGAAACTGTGCCAATTTGTCCAGAGCCTTGGACTCCAATTACGTTTTTAATTACATTCGCAATCGCAGTACCAACGCTACCCGTACCCACTACTCCCGTCGGTAGCCCCCTGCCGTTATAGACAAGCGTTACGCTACCAACAGAACCAATACCTTGAATCCCCGTTGGGATGATGGTTTCGCTCACATTGATCTGAACGCTACCAACATTACCCGTACCCAATACACCAGCGGGTGTGAACTTCACATACGGAACTGTAGTACCTACGGCACCTGCGCCCTGAACTCCAGTAACCGTAATTGTCCTACCCACTCGGATGAGGGGGGTACCAATAGCACCCGTACCCACAACACCAATTGGTATAACGTAGTCATCTACGTTGACATCAAAGTTTCCAATCTGTCCAACACCCTGCACACCAGTTGGCGTGTAAATGACTGAAGCCTTTACAGTACCAATAGACCCATTAGCCACCACGCCCGTAAGCGTAAAGTTAACTTTTGGCAGGGTTGTACCAACCGCACCTGTAGCAGAAACGCCTGTAGGTACAAACGTAACCGATACCGAAATTCCAACTGTCCCAACAGCGCCTGTACCTTGTACAGAAATACTACCAGCGCCCCATGGAGAAACACCCCAGCCTTGACTACCCCAGCCATCTAGCGGAAAGAGTTTACCCTTGCCGCCCCAGCCGTTATAGCCCCAAGGATATTCGCCCCATGAAGACACTTCAACTCACTTACGCAATACGAATGATCGCAGTAGCGGCAGCGGCGGTCGGGAACTGAATTGTGAAGTCACCAGAACTCACTTGCTGGTCACCACCGAAACTCAGAACCGCGCAAGCAGCGCCAGATGCTGTTGAGTTATAAATCAATGCGCCGCTGGTTGTGAACGTAGCAGAAGACCATGTAGTGTCTGCAAAGTCACAAATAGCAGTTGTGCCGTCAGCCACAGGCGTAACAGACACTAACGTGTTACCGGGTCTTGTGTAGCCAGTCGCTGTGGCCAACTCGTCTGAACCCATTTGTGAGTAGTTTGTTGTGGCCGCGCCAAACGTGCCGGAGCCAGAAGCCGTGGATACAAACAAAGCAATTTTGAATGTGTTGCCAGTGCTGGCCGTAAAGTTGTGAACGGCTTTAAGGATTTCGACCTTGAATGAAGTCGGCATCGCCGTGGTGATAGTAATTGCCATGTTATTTCTCCAAGAGAGTTACAAGATCGAAATGCCCCGCTTCGCGGAGTTTGTTAGCCAAAGTCGTGTTGTTCGACTCGATAGCGCGTTTCATGTAGAACACCAACACACCACGGATGTGTTCACGGAAGGCATGTGCCTGATCGCGAATAGCCGGATGGGACTGATCCCCGACATAAATGATTTTGTTCAGGGCTTGCTCTGCAAGTTCTTCTGGCGTAAATCCACGATGACTCACAGTGTGAACCATCACGTCGCCAATATCCCCTGATGATGTTGCAGCAAACATTAGATAGATGACCTTATCAAAGCTGACGTTACAGTGTTAGCGGGCATTGTGATTGTGAAGTTGGTGGACGTTTTGTCTGAACCAAAATCCAATACAGCAACTGATTTGTTACCTTGTGTGGCGTTGTAAATCAACGCGCAACGCGCAGTTACAGAGGCATTGAACACGACGTCGTTAAAGTTCACATACACAGTGTAACCAGATGTGTTAATCGTGACGCCTGTCATCACAACTCCACCGGCGGTATAACCTGTGCCACTTACCTCGTTGGTACTGCTGTACGCAGTTGTAGTGTCGTTGAGATTAGCTTCAGCCGTATAGAGGGCGATCTTGATCTGATCCGTGAGCAAGTCATGAATGCCTTGGTACAACTCAGCCTTAAAACTTGTTGTCTGCGTTTGAACAATGCTACTCATGTCACAGGCATCCGGTACTGGCCATCACGATAAGCATCCATGCGTTGCTTACCATCGCCAAAGTTTTTGAGCAATCCAATTGCTTGTGCATACAACTTATCGTACACAGACGTATCCGTTTGTTCGCCCTTCATGTACCGCAGTGCTTCAATCAATGCGCCGTTAAGAAGCGCGCTGTCAAAGTTATCACCCAACCAAGTTGTACCAGCAGTCACAATGGATTCAGGATAGTAGAAGTAATGCAACTCAACGCTGTACGACGCATCAGGTGTTGGGCCAACGATCAAAGACAACTCGTTATCGTCTGTTGATAGTGGGCCAAAGATGCCGTAGTGTTTTGGCAAACCTGTGCTTGTTGGGTTTGGATATGCTTCACGCATGAAGTTCACATCTTTGTTCAACAAATACAAGTAGTCACCATTTGCTTTGATGACTGCAAGTGAATATGGCGAAAGAAAGTCAGAAGGCGCAGACAAGTATTTGTTACTTGCTGTCAAAGACCCTGTGACGTTCTTACGCAAGTTGGCCAACTGCACCGTGTTGTAAATCTTCTGTTCCGCTTGACGCGTGAACATATCCAAAGACACATCCTCAAACTCGTTTTCGCAGATGTCTTTGATTTGGGTTTTCAACTCGGTGTAGTTCATGTCTACCTCTTAGGCCATGGGGCCGCGTGCCATTCTGCCTTTGGTCTGGGCTTTACCGCCACGTACCATGATACCGGACGTCTTTGTTGGCTCGTTACCAGCAGACTTGCTGATGTTGCCAATGCTCATGTCGATGGTATCGGCTTTGCTGTGGTTAGGGCCACTGCCGGGATTCTCGGCAACAGTCACACCCTTACCACTCATTGTGTGTGGTTTGGCGTAAGAAGATGCAGGTTTGTTATTGGCCATATTAACCTCGCTTTTGTGCAGCGACTTTGGCCAAGTTACGACCCATAGTCTTCATGTCTGCGTTAGTTTTACCGCCACCAGAACGGCCTTTACCGCCAGTCTGGATGCCAACTGCGGGGCCACTGTTGCCCAAATTTTTGCCTTCGGTCTTGCCTTTTTTGGCGATGCCGTCTGCTGATCGTGTATATGCCATAGTGATCTCCTTAACTGACCGTTACTGTACCAACAAATGTCGTTGCCACCAAGTAGTTTGGCGTTAAATCGACGTCAAAAAATCTTGCGCCCCCAACGGGGTTCCATCCCCACTGGATGTCTCGTGAGCCACCCGACAAGTTGCCGTTGGCGTTTATGCCTGACGTTACGTAGGTTGTATCCCTACGCGGGTTGCGTAGAGCCTGTGGGTCATCCACTGGGTACATACCCAACTGTAACTGAGGCTGATCGGGGTCCCAGCACTCTTCGCAGACCAAGATGTTGAACCGCTTGGTCTTGATAATCTCTTCTTTGAGGTTGCGCAGGCGAAACTGAAAACCACAGCGATCACATATTGCAATGGCTATCTTGCCGGACGCAAATCTATTTCCCATTACACGCCGCTCCCAAGGAATTGACGACGGGGTACGAAACGAATCGCGGCCTTCTCGCGGTCTTCACCTGCGGCAAGGTCAAACTGAGTGTCATACGCTTCTTTGAGCATCGGTAGGCGTTGTGCCAACTCGGGCACCTTCATGGCAATATAGTAGGCTAATCCCGCCACAACACACGGCAGGAAGCGGAAATTCATGTCGGCTGTCTCTACACCCGCGCCCGCGTCTTCGATGCGGCGTAGGCGGTAATACACAAGCGTGTACTGTTGCGAGTTATCAGGTGTTAGCCAAAGCGTCACGGCTGGCACGTTGGGGTTATAGACAGTAGCGCCCGTAGTGTGCGCCGCTGCCGTAGTGTTCTGTTGTCCACGGAAACAGTTGTATAGGGTATTCCCTGTAATGTATCCGTAATTGATGATCTCGCTGTCCAACTTGATGAAGCCAGTACCCGCTAAATTCGACGCGTCCGCCACTGTGATTGTCGTGGCAGTTGACGTGATCGTGCCAACCAAAGTCGTACCGGTGGGGCTTGTCTCCCCGCTCATGCGCTGTACCCAAATCTGGATGGGACGTCCCGCCGCTAACTTGTTAGGGATTGTGGCGTACGTAGATACACTGATACGTGTGATAGTGAGATCGGCCTGTGTAGACGCTGTGTTGCCACCCGTGCGAATGACATGCTCTAACAAGTCAATGGTGTCGTTGGGTAGGGCATACGTGTTTTGGCCCGGTACGAGGGGGATGGTTCCCTCCTCGATCGTCCACATGTTGATGCCTCGGTTTTGCCACTCGATTGTCATCAGGTTCATGGAACGACGTGCAGTACGCAGATCGTAGCCAGAACGCATTTCACGGCCCGCACGCTCCCATGCTTCCTCGGCAATATCCGTGAAGTCCATATTGAACAGTGTGGTTCCGGTAGTGGTCATCTAAATCCTGCCGTTTTCTTTGCAATTGTTTTGGGTTGCGATACAAACTGTTTGCCAGCGGCTTTACCTGCACGCTTGGCTTTGGTTGTAGCGGCATACTCCGCTGGTGATAGGGACTTGATTGCAGCCTCGGGCAAATACCGCTCCCCCGTCTTACTCGACGGCTTTCCAGACTTGGTGCGCCACTTCTGGTCACCCCAATCTTTTAGCGATTTCTGCGGTGCTTTCAATCTCTGTACCCTCCACCGGCTTCTTTGTACTTCTTTGCAACAAGTTGCGCTTTACGTGCTGACCACTGACCTGCGCCTGTGCCATGAGTTGCTGCGGCTTTCACCTGCGACACGATCCTCTTACGAAGTCCGGGCTTGGTGTAGTTACCTGCCTCATTGACAGAGCCACCCTCAGCATACTCGGTAAAGTCAGTGTTGTCGCGGCGCGGTTTGCGCTTGCCGTTCTCCAAGAAGTCCGTGTTATCACGACGCTTCTTCACAATACCTTTCGGTATTTTAGAGGGGTTCATGGCGCCCATGCCGCGACTGGCCAACATGTCAGACCATCTTGCCACGTGTGTGGCCTTTTTTAGCAATACCATCACCACGTTTAGCGGCAGACGAAATTGATCCACCTTTGGAAAATTTCTTTTTGATCATGCCACCAGACGCTTTTTTCTCGCCATCTACGATGCGGTTACGTGCAGCAAACGCGGCTGCTTTTGGGCCTTTGACCAACAGTGTATCGGCGGCAGAGCCCAACCCTTTGGCAGCATTGAGTGCAGCAGAACCGTACTTCCCTTCTTTGAAATCTTTAGAAGCGGATTCGCCATATTTTTTGGTATTTGCTTCGGATTCGTCAATTTCTGCGGCTTGATTAGGGGAATACTTCCTAATGCTATCCATGATTGATTGGCCTTTAAGCTTACCGGTTGTGGTATCTGGCTCTGGCATAGATTTGTTGTAGGCTTTATCAGCCTTTGCACGTGCCTTTTCGTCGGCTACGTCTTGTGGGGTTTTGTATTCAATGTCAGCCATGATGTTCCTTAGCAAATCTTGCAACGTGTTTTGCCTTTGGAGGCGATACCATCAGCACGCTTAGATGCGCCAGATACCATACCACCGGAAGCGTACTTCTTAACCTTGCCGCCTTTTTTGTACGACATGTCAGACGTGTCTTTGTTCTCGTAGTTAACGTTAGTGCCGGGGCGACGAACGTCACTCAGAGGGCCGGGAGTACGGCGGGGAGTGTACTTAGACATGTCAGGAGCGTCAGAAGAACGACGGGGTTTGTAGTTAGACATGTCCGTCTCACCGCGTGTATCCGTGCTTGAGGAGCCAGAAGAACGACGGGGTTTGTAGTTAGACATGTCCGTCTCACCGCGCCCATCCGCGCTAGAAGAACCGGAAGAACGACGTGGCTTGTAGTTAGACATGTCAGTCTCACCACGCTTGTCCGCACCTGAAGAACGCGTATCGCTACGCATGCCGCGCATTGGGCCGGGATACTCTGATTTACTGACCGTGTCCGTTTTTGGTTTTGCCTCAGCGGGTTTTGACGCAGGCTTAGACGCGGCAGGTTTCTTTTCCGCAGTAGTGATAATAGGTTTAGTGCGTGCGCCTGAGTAATCTTCCGCTACGCTTGCATCGCCAGAAGGCTGACGCTTGCCTTGCTCTTCACCAGCAGCAAAAATAGGGTTTGGTTTTGCGGGGGGCCGTGGCACGGGTCTGGGGCTATCTTCCTCAGCGGCAGGTGCGGCACGCCCACGACCAGCGCCAAAGCGCTTGTACGCGTCAGAAGAAGGGTCGTCAATGTTGCCCATGCGAATACGCTCAAAGAAGCCAACAGGTGCTTCTTTATTGGACATGTCTAACCCGCGTTGTTTGGCTGCGGATTCTTCAACTTCACCACCACCTTCGTAGCGCTTGAACTTCATAGGTTTTTTAGCCATGATCGCTCCTTAGCAAGAGTAGCCGCCACCGGCCATCTTAATTTGTTTAGCCTTGGTCTTACCTTTTGTAGCAATACCATCGGCGGCGCGAGTGTAACCACCCTTAGCCAACTTAGTCATCGGCTGACCCTTGTGCAAACGGCCTTCGTGTTTATTCACGGCCTTCTGCATCATTTTCTTGTCCATCTTCACGTCTTCGTGTTTCATGTCGCCACCTTTTGCAAATTTGCGGCCTTTGTCAGCCGTTAAAAAATCTTTACCCACAGACTGTGGGACGCCTGCTTTCTTAGCAAACGCTGGGTTGTTAGCCACCGCCGCCATGAAATTGTGTTGCTTCTTACTAACTGATGGCACTGCGATGCTCCTTCATAAAGTCATCAATTTTGCTCTCTAGTCGGTCAAGCCGCAATAACACGCGATTGATGTCGTTGTGCACGTCAGACTTGGTCACAAACTTTTCAGCGTTTTCTTCCCGAGTCTTGCTCAAGAGAATACCAAGACGCTTTACTTCGTCGTGCGACACCTTTACCCAAAACACCAACAGTGTTGAGGCAAACGAAAGAATGACGTTCCAAACCATCAAGTCCATATCAGCAATTCCATGCACGTAACGATTTATTGATCCGAGAGTTCGGGTCTTTGGCCGTCTTCTCGCTCGTTAATTTCTTCTTCATCCCTGTCATTCTGGCGCAGAAAGAGTCGCGGCGTGCGCCACCTTCGGGCTGGGGCGGTTTCAAATTCATGCCTTGCTTTTTCGCAGAGGCCCGTCCCTTGGCGTTCAAGCCACCCTTGGGATTCTTGCCTTCTTTCCTTGTCCATGCTGCAGTCTTAGCCATTTACGACTTTCAGTTTGTGGTGGTAAATATTTTCCAACATTGGCATTACAACTTCTTCACGGAAGTTGCGCTCAAACGTTTCTTGGCCGACGTGCGGCAGGCTAATGTCTACGTCTAGGTAGACTGTAAAATTCATGTCTGTGGCTCTGTCGCAGAACAGGTAGTCTTCACCAACATACTTGCCATCACGGATAGCAAAGTCAAAAATTGCTGACATCTTTTCTGTTGGAGACTTTTCATAAGTCCACTCAGGATGCGCTGCAATCATCTGCTCTATGACGTGGCGCTGGATCAGCATAAAGCCGGTTTGAGCACGCTTTAAACGCATAATAGAGCCTTCAAACTCTAACTCACCGTTGTCGTCGTAGTACACATCTGCAAAGAACTTTGCATCTTTGGCTCTGCGTGGGTATGCACCAGCAGTAATGTCCATGTGGCCGCTCTGGGCCATCAACCTTAAGATGTCATCAGGGGTGACAATTACATCAGCATCAATAAACAGAAGCTCTGTGCAGTCTGTCTTTAAAAATTCATGCACTAAGGCATTACGCGCCATCGTGATGATGGAACAGTTTGACAAATCAGACAACGTGACAGACACACCAAGACTCATTGCCTTGGGCATTAACTGCGCCAGTGCAAATGCGGTCTTGATGTTCAGCTTACCGTCATAGGCTGGAATGCCTATAAACAGTTTACGCCCCATCAGTGTTGCCTGTTTTGTTTCAGCCATAGTAGATATTTACACCGGCTAAGTTGGATATTTGTGCATAGATACCGTTAACCGCCAACA